AGGAAAGGAGAATCAATAGGTTAAAATGGTATATCATCATCATTGTCTTTCGCTCCGCTTGTTGTGGGCTTCGCTCCTGACTCTGATGATTTAGAATCTAGCATGGTAAATGTAGAATTGAATCCTTGAAGTACAACTTCGGTAGTATATTTTTCTACTCCGTCTTTGTCCTCATACTTTCTTGTCTGCAATTTACCCTCAATAAATACATTACTTCCTTTCGTAACATATTGTTCTATAACAGGAATCAATCCCTCTTGGAATACTACTACTCTATTCCATTCGGTTCTTTCCTGTTGTTCTCCGCTTTTGTCTTTCCATCGTTCAGATGTTGCGAGACTAAAGGTTGCGAATCTTCCTCCTGTCTTTGTATCTCTGACCTCCGGGTCCGCTCCTAGTCTACCTATGAGCATTACTTTATTTAAACTTCCTGACATTTATTCCTCCTTATCTTGTTTAAATGAATCAGCTTCTACATCACTATAAAAGTCTGAGTATACATCAACACATTTAAGAACAACTCTATCGTGTCCTCTTTTCTCTGCCATAGCTAGAGGGTATGCGTTGTGTGTATTCTTACTGCTTGTTTCTCCAAAGGATTCTATCTGCAATCCTGTAACAGTATTCTTAGCAGTAGCTTTAATATATATATTACCCATGATTTCTTTTGGTTCTCCATAGGTAATAATAATATTATTGTATGCTGCGATTCTTTGCACAGCTTGGTTGCTTAATATCCATTGTTTGTTTTGTTTTAGTTGCCAAGCAAGTTTATCGTTTGGCTCTATGTCTGGGCAAAGTTTTTTTATCTTAGCCCATGCTTCTTGTTTATCCATTGGTTGCTCCTATTTAATTCTGATAGACACTATGCCATTTTTATTTCGGCTGGCAGTAATACCGTTGTATGTTACAGACTTGGCATCATCTGGTATCAGTTTCTTAAGATGAGTTTTGTTATGTTCATTCTCCTCTTTAGACTTACTGAATCCAGTATTGCTTACTGAAGTTTCTATTGCTTTATCAATAAATTCTTTAGCCCAATTCCAATCTGCACATTCGTTAAGATTATACACCTTACCGCTATTACATACAATATCTTTTTCTATTGGCACACCAGTAACCCAGTCTAATTCTTGTGATACTTTCCACCATTCATCTCTGTTTGGTTTCTCTCCATCTTCATAGAACCTTGCTTGGTCATGCCAATAGTCATAAATTAATGCTCCTAATTCCATAGCTCTTTCCATGTAATCTGCAAGAAATTTATTATCTTTTTTAACTATGTCATGTTGTTGTCTTTTGTTTCCAAAGATAGCTGAGATCATTATCTCCTGTGTACCCCAGACATACATGTGATGTTGTAATTGTGGATAGTAGTTCTTAATTACTTTATCTAAGTTACTGTACTCTCCAGTATGTTTAAGTTCTACCAAGAAAATATCTTGATTTAAAATACTAAGTAATTCTGAATCTATAGGTTCTTGTGTATAAGCTATGTCAATAGTAGATACTAATATAAATGGATGAGATGTGCTATCAGATTCAACAACACAATGTGCTTGTTCATACATTAGTTTATGTTCATGTCCGTAACCAACTACATTGTTTCTGGTTAACTGTTTGTTAAGCCAAATCGTATGGAAATCTTCAGTAGCTAATCCTAATTGAACAGGGAATACATTAGACAAATCATCTTTAAGATGATTTATCTTTTGTTCCCAAAGTTTTTCTAAATCATAGTAGTCACCACTAGCTATTGCTCTTGCATCACTACTACTTATTTTATCCTGATAGTATTTTTCTCTCGTACCAGTATAGTCTACACTTTTATATATTTTAATCGACATTGTTAAACTCCAAAGATAAATGCAAGACCATTCAACAATACAATTCCAGATAGAATTGCTATCATCATAGTCTTAAGGTATTGTTTAACTGCATATTGCAGTTCTTGTTTTTGAGTATTCATTTATTTCTCCTCTAATTGTTCAGCAATTTTTTTATGAGCATGCTGTAATAACTCAAACACTTCCACTCGTGGAATGTATATCTTGTTAGCATGTGTTCTAATATTTTTTATGCTAGGGTATTCAGATTCTTTAACCATCTTAGATACTGCATATCGAATAGCATCAGCTGGAAATAATTTTAATTCATTAGAATACACAGCATAGAAGTCTTTCTTCTCTTGCTCTGTATCTGGTAACACATGCTTGTTAACTAAGAACAATAGATACAAACACTCAGACATTTGTTCTAATGTAATAGGTTGCAGTCTATCTATCATAAATTGTAAATCTATATCTAATTCATCAAGTGCTGCGTTTATTTCTTTCTGGGATTTGTAAGACTTTACTTCCATCTGACTCTTGAATTGCACCCCTGTCAACAATTCCTTGCTGAATGGTGTTTGCAGATGTGCTATTGGTTTCGTATCTATTATAGTAGTGTCCTTGTTGTAACCAGTTACTTGGGTACTTGATGTATCTTTGTTCGATTTTATTTTGTTGGACATATTTTCTGTACTCTCTTGCTCCATCTATTATCTCCTGTTCTGTTGCGCCATCATCCCTTATCGCATGGACATACGCAGTCATAGCTGGAAATACTCCTTGAGCATTTGGATATGCTTCCCAGAATAATTTAAATCCATCCATGAGTTTTAGTTTAATGAGGTCTTTGTGTTTGTATACTTTCATTAGTAGTCTCCAATTTAATATCGCAGTCAAGGGCCATAGCCCATGAAGTTAAATTGAAAGCACCTGGACTTCTAATACCACATTCCCATTTACCTACCAACCCATCAGCATTACCCATGCGTTGATCCAATTCTAATTGTGAAATACTCAAACTCTCTCTCCTTAGTTTGAATTGATATATCAGTTCCCAATACCATGATGGTTTATAACCCACACGATTTGATCTTGATGCTATCCATTCATTTTTATCTGCCATAACAGTATAGCATAGGTGCTTTCGTTTTTAAATCAAGATAGTTTTTCTATTACATTTTGTAATACTATTTCTTCTAGCATACCTAATGATGTAACAGCTGGATTATCCTCTGCATTAAACATAGTAGTATCATGTACTAATGACCATAGCTTATAGTTATTCCAAGCAACATGAATCTTACCTTGATCACTATACCTATTGCTTTCAACAGAATAATCATCTCCGTAATGATCACAAGACTGTAACCAATCTGCAAATTCTTTAGCATCATGATCAATAGCTTCGTCTAAATGATAAAGTTTATCTCTTTGTTCTTTAACTTTATTTTTCCTAAGATTTAAATCTCTTAGCTTATTGATAACAATTTTATCACTTTCTATTAGCTTTAGAAAATGTTTACGAACAGCTTCTTTAACTCTATCTTCTATTCGTTCCCTATCTTTTACTCTTACATTAAATTTTTTTGCCATGTTATTTCTCCTTTATATGACATTAATAAAATCACTAGCATCTTGTTCAGATGTAGTGACAACCACTCTGCGCACAGTCCTACGACCGTGAACAATTTGCATAGGCATAGGTTCGCCTATCAAATTCAATGTGATAGTGTATATAATGAATACTAAATTACATACTAATAGCTTTCAATCAGTAGACATAATGCCCTCCCACTATGTGTTATGGGAATTATCCTAAGATAAAATACTAATTACTATCTTGACATTAAGGTATTTTTTTCAACCAACATTTGTATACTGGTCCACCAAAATCATCTAAGCATTGTCCACCTTTGGCTGATGTTCCACAGTACATACAGATACCAGCTTGAATAGCTATCTGTCTTTCTCTTTCTGTTTCTGCTTGTTCAGCTAATGCATCCATCATCTGGTCCATTGCCTCATCTACATAATGTTTTTTTTCTGCCATTCTTTTTTCTCCTTATATAATCTGTTTTATAACTCCCAGTAGTGTAGTAAATTGCATACAAGTGCTACTTGATAGGGTATATTTTTAAGCACATTACCCTCGTTTATGTTTCGTGCCCTTACTACTGGGTATCTTATCTAAAAACCTCTGCAACTCCACAACTGAGGTGTATACCGCCCATGTTTGCATTGCTGAATATCCTAGATAGGATAATTCTTTGGTTGCGTGATGAGTATACTAAGCAGTTCGTGAGGCCTTTTTAACTAAGGTTTCCCTACTCTGATTGACTTGCATTACATTCAATCAAGTGTGCAGTGTAACGATACTTGGATATGAATTTCTCAGCACTTATCATACCGCCTCTTTGCGTAATACTCATCACGACTTTATCATATAATGTTGGTTCGTGTGCGACACGCTGAAGATACTGTCATCAGCCGCAGCCTCAGTTTCTTCTCTGATTTTTGGTTACTCATCCTAGTATTTGTAACTCCGCTCATCAGCATTGCAATCCCACCCATTATATAAATTCATTTAACTTTTCTAAGTTTAAGTTATGCTTTTGTTCTGCTGCAAAAGCACATTCTTCTATTTCAGTTCTCCAAAAATTTTTTTGTTCTGGATATTTACTATTCCTATAGTGTTGTAGTGCATAGATGTACCTTTGTTTTAATTCAGTAGCATCTAAATCTAATGTTGAATATCTATTGGTTATTGTCATCAAATATATCTCCTAATAATTTGTTACCTTGATGGCTAATCTGATATACTAATCGTTCTACTTTAGTATCTTTACTTGGTCTTGTTACTTCTAATACATCAAGCAATATCCCATATCCGTGCATGGTAGTATTCTTTGCCATGTCTGATACTCTTGATGATACAGATGTTTCTTTAAAGCCAGACTTAATAGCAATCTCATCAACAGTCATACCTCTTGCATTGTCTTTGATTGCTTTGAGAATTTTGTAGTCCATTCTCTTTGTGTATTTGTTTCGGCTGGTCTTTGGATCGGTGTGTCTGTATCTTGTAGGATATTTTTTAGCCAGGTCTATTACATTTATATCAGTCGGTATCGCCATCTGTACCTCCGTATGATTGTATTGCTGCGTCTTGAACGATATTATTAACAGCAAAATTAAGAGTAGTAGTAATCATTGTTTTTCTCATTTCATCTGTTATATCTTTATTGTGACCAGTCATTGTCATTACTTGGTCAACAACATATTTAATATGTTGCTCATCCCTTTTATCAAGAACTAATTTGCCACCATTTTTAAAATCATCTGTATTTCTGTAATGATCTTCGATGCCTTTTAGTATTTGTTCTCTATAATAATTACGCATTGATCCGTTAAGATCAGGTATTTCTTTAGTCATGTTTATCTCCTTATAATATTATTAACATAATCCACATTAATTCACAACAACTTTAGGTGTTTTGTTATCCAATATCCAAGTTGCTGCTTTACTCGCTTGAGCAATACACTTAATAAGATACTGGCTGTCATCTTTAATAGCTCTATCCCATGATGATATGTATTTAAGATGATTAGGTTGTGCTTTAGCAATCACATTTAACTCTGTGCATACCATTATACTACACATCTCAGCTATTAATTCTTCTTTAGCTCTACTCTCTTTGCATTTGTGGTATGAATCCATATCTCTATTAAGTCTTGATGGATGGCCTGTAAGATGACCAGCTTCATGAAATATAACAGATAGATATTCTTGAGTAGCATCTGATTCACCATCAATACCAAAGAACTTCCATTCATCTGGCATTACAATAGTATCAGTACTTAATTGGTAGTATGCATGGCTACCTTGATGTTTAAGTTTAGCTTTTTGTTTCTTCATGAACTTAGATATTAATTCTTCGCAATCTTTATTCATATCAACAGCATTAGCTTTAGGTTCATCATTAAAGATAGCATAGTCATGGTCATTCCACTTTGGTATAGCTTTATGTACTGGTTGAACTTGGTCGCCATTAAAGCCGGGTACTGTTATCCATTTGACTATATATTCTTTACCAGTTTCTTTGTTCACTCCAAAGATAGGTCTTATAATTCCACAGTTACTTGCATCTTTAGGTGCATAACCCATACCAATCCACCCTTTATATGTGGACCAGAATTTAGATTTATATCCATTCATTTCAGATACCATACTCATTAACATATTGTTAACTCCTTTGTATCTATTAAGTTTATTATCTTTTAATTCTATATCTAAACCAGATGCTTTGTATTGATCTTCAAAGGTAAGCTGCCATGTTCTTTGCCACTTACCCTCCTCATTACCAGCATCTTTTATTATAGATAAAAACTTAGAGTTAAATTTTTCTGTGTTAAACTCATACACTTTATTTGTTTTACTCATTAGTTTCTCCGTAATTAATTTTAATATTATTTACTCCGATTGCCATTACTCCATAGTCTATATCTTCAAGCCATGACTTGATTTCATTAGCGATGTGTTGTTCATCAACCCATGTTTCATCATCATCATTTGAATTATCTCTTGATAGAGTTATTGATACATCAA